GGGGACGCGAAACATCACGCCGCCTCCGTCCACGTTACGGTACCAGACAATGGTATCGACCTGTGGGTCTGTCGGGGCCGTTGCCGTAAGAACGTACAGGAGTGCAGTCGCTTGCGGTCCCGTGGATGGGGTAATAGCAGAAATGTTACCAACGTGACCATCGAGAGAATTCTTGTAGGCATAAGCCCACTGGTGTCCGAACGTCAGAGGCACGGGTCCGACAGGGGCAATCGTCCCTCCTCCTCCCGTACCGTCCGCGAGACCGACGTTGTTATTGAAGAGAACCAGGGCGGAACCGAAGTTCTGCACCTGTAAATTGATGGTCTGCCCATTGAGTTCGGCAGGTGTCGTGCCCACGTAGAGGAAAGGAATGTATTGTGCTGAGAAAGTACCGCCCACGGGGGCCAAGGGAGTAAGAAATGCAATGATGGCATTCGAGGTAGGGAGGGTTTCCAGCTGGTTCAGGGAGATATTATTCCCGGTGGGGCCAGCGTGAATCGCTAGTGTCGCGGTACCGGAATTGGTAATGCTCGGGGCATTTCCCGGAGTGTTTCCGTTGGCGTACGATCCACCGGGAGCGAAAATTCCCCACTGACGTAGGACGCCTGTGCCAAGCCACTTTGCTGCCCTCTGCCCGTTGGCCATGAACAGTTCGTTGTTGGCCTCAATCATGGACCACGGGCCGGAATCTAGTGCGTTCGTTTCGATGAGAGTTGGAGCTAGAGCGGTTCCTGCCGGATTCCACGCCAGGGAATAGAGGCTCTGGTTGTAGTTCGCGACAATCTGCCGGGTCGGGACCGTGCCCCCCGCGAGATACTGGAACTGTTGCATGTAAGCGGGACCGGAGGCAAATCCCGCGACCGGGGGCATAAGGGAGACGGGGAGACGCATCTTCTCCAATCCCCCGGTGTCGCTGACGATGACGTTGTTGCAATCGAGTGCGAAATTAGGCTGGACGTTGTTCTGGGTCTGGAAGGAATTCATGCCCCGAAACTGGGTCACAGCCATGGTCGTGAGCGCGCGCCGGAACAGCTCAAATGCCGGCGTGGAGTAGAAAGATTGTGTCCCACTAGCCATACAAGTACGGTCTCACGATGTTGTCGAGGTTGAAATTCTCCTGATTCAGGGCCGAAATGACGTTGGTTCTCCCAGCTTCGACGAGCGACTGCCACGCCTGGAACGCCAGGTATTCCTCCAGAGATAATTTCCCCTTCATGACGGCGAAGTCGCGGACGAACTCGTGTACGCCCTGGATGCTCTCGTAGGGAATCTTGGCCGGGTCATACCGCAGACGGCGGGGCTTGATGACGTACCAGTATTGAGCGTTGATGGCCAGTCCCGTCTGGGGGCGGATCTCGAACGTCTTCCCGTTGATGATATCCCAGCAGAAAGTCTGGTATTGGCTGGCGTTCGGAACGATGCGCGAGAGCTGGCGCATGATTTCGGAATCGAGCGATGCTTGATTGAGAGCGGAATAGGTACCGTCCGGGAGCTGCATCTCCAGATGCTCGATATAGGCCAGATTGTCGCAGGTGGAATTCTCCGTGGGGGGAGCCTGCTGCGCCTGCGGATAATCCTGGATGCCGGTCAGCGGTTCAATCCAGTTGGCGTTGAACGGGAGGGGCTGCTGGTTCTGGAGACCGATAGTGTTCTGCGTGCTCCCGGCATAGAGATTCCACCCGATGCAGCCGGGGAGGGCCGGGGGGCCGGGAAATGCCGGGGGAGTGATGACGGTAAGAGTATTGGCCGCAGCAACGGTCGTAGCCAGGGTGCTGACTAGGGTTTCGCTGCCGGACTCCGTAACGTAGGTGAATCCCGCCTGAACAGAACGGGAGGGCAGGTTACCCCCAGCCTGGGTAGCGATAGCGAGAGCCGCGACGGGATTGGGAATGGAGGTGAACTGTATCCGGGAAGTCCCGGACGCGATCGACAGCTGTACCGGGGAATTCGACCCGATGAAGCGGGCCAGCTTGACCGTGATGGCGCTCATCCATATTGAGGAGATGGCGTCATTTATCGCATCTCGGATAATCATCTGGCCTTGGGGGTTGCGGAGGTCCCCCTTCATCCAGTTGGTTACCTCCGCCGCGAGTTCCCCCAGCGTACCTGGAGGGCCGTTCCATACGCTGACATTGGCTGGCGCTGCTCCCACGGGTTACCCCCTTAGCACTAGTGCTACCCCTAGGCTGCAGACTTTTTATTCAGCTTCGCGATCTTCTCCGACGCGTCCGGAACTAGGGAATACAGCAAGCGCTTGATGTCGTCCAGCTCGTGCTGCAATTCCTTCTCGCGGTCCGTGTGCTTCTGTTCCTTCTGTCCGACCGCGTTCAGGCCGTACGCCTCAAGGGTATAGTTACGGCGGTGCATGATTTCCCGGATCTCGGGGGGCGGGGCCTGGGAGACCTTGCCCTTGCTGGTGCGGTCCGTGACCTGGCCATCGATGAAGCCCTCGAACCTCAGCTTGTCGTGGACCTCGATTAACCTATCGGACGCTTCCCGAGCGTCATCAAGCAGGAATTCCATGGAGGTCTTGGTGCGCTTCGTATGAACCTCAACCACGCCATAGTGGGGCATCTTGCTGATGAGTTCCCGCCCCGCGATGTCATTGACTTCCACAACTTCCTCCGGGGGGACGATGAAGAGCCTGCCGTTCTCCCCCACGGGAGCGCCATCTACGACCATGGCGACCACATGCGGGCCTGGATACATCGTATATACGAACATTATTTCTTCCTCCTCTTTCGGACTTTGAACCTCTGCTTCCCTGCATTGATGGGGGTGGGGTCGGGGGGCTTGTACGTGCCCCGCGCGAGCGCCCGCTTCTGGCTCTGCTGCATGCGGTTTAGGGTGTCGAAGTCCTGGCCGCGAGCGTGGATTCTTTCTCCGGAGGCGAGGGCTTCCTCAACCTCGACGAATCTCTGGATGTGGTCCGCAGGTAGTGAATCGACGGCTTCCAGGACCTTCTCGTTCGATGCGGCTTCATTAGCGGCCTTAACACGGTCAGCTTCCTCCCGCTTCTCCCGGAGATGCTGCTCCGGAGATTTCCCGTCCTTCCACGTGTCACCCTTCTTAAGGTCATGGATGAGTTTGTTATCGAGGAACTGGCGATGGGCAATGAATACCCAGCGGTTAAAGGTAAGGCCGCCCTCGTCCTTGCCTTCGGCCCAGCGTTCGATGGCCCACATGTCGCAGGTGAAGTCCCAGCGGGCACGGAGCATCGGGTCGATGAGGCGGAGGCTGAGGGCATAACCTTCCGGAACCCGAGAGAGTCCGGCCCGAGTCGCTTCCTTGAGAATGACGATGTTGCGCTTGATGAACTCTGTCTCGTAGGTCCTCCACATCGAACGAGCCAGCATGTTCTCCAGGCAGACAACTTCCTCTATCGCAAGTTCGGGACCGGGCCGGACTGTAATCTCGGTTGCCATTAGATGGTCGGCGGCACCAGCTGGAAGTTCGTCGGTACTGCGAAGTTCTGCAACCGACCCCAGGCTGAACGCTGCAACAATCCGATGTTGTGATACCACCTGAGCAGTCCAGCTACGGCGTCAGCGATACCGTTAGCGCCGATGATGCGCGTCCAGGTACCGGCCTCGTCCTCTGCCAGACTGAGCGGGATGGCTTCGAACTTCTTCATCATCTCGGTGTCCCCGGCGAAAATACGGTCGGGACGCGCGTCCTTGTCCTCGATGATGGGAAGTCCTGCGTAATCGAACACGTTGAAGCCAAGATCAAGGGCCTTCTTGCCAACCTTGGCAGCCGGTCCTTCGTTGGTGATGTCGAACCGGATGGTCTGGAAGGCAATCGACACGTACTGGTTGATCTGGGCCGAGGGGAAGATGAACATGTTCGGGTCCACGCCGCCGCGGTTCTTGATGAATTGACGGAGCTGCTGCAGGAGCGGGGAAGATAGAGTGGCACCTCCCACGTCCTGCAAGTAGCTCTGCCACGCAGGGTACACCGAGGGGTCGATGCCCTGGACGACGCCCGAGGAGTTCACGAGGTTCATGAACCCGTTGGCGGTCAGCCAGGAGTCATTGACCACGGCAGTCTGCGGGTATTCACCAGCAAGCGCGATGGCGTTGTTGTTCGCTGCGGCGGCACCAGCCACGGTGACGGAATCCGTCGCGTAGTTGATGGCGGTGATCTTCTGGTTGGTGAAAGCGGGAGCGCCCCCGCCAACCGGAATGGCATCGACCGGCATCCCGACGCGGAGATAAATCGCGTTCGGGAGAAGGCCAACGCCCGATACCGTGAACGGATTGCCTGCCCCGGCAGCCGTGACCTGCGCGAGCTGGCCTCCCGGTTCCGCGCCAATGACGACCACGTTGACGTGGCTCACGATATCCTTCATGTCGAACTTGGCCTCAAGAGCCTTGGCCTGCATGAAGGCCCTGCTCTCGCCCTTGGTCAAATTCTCCGCCTGACCGGTAATGGTGATCGGGACGTAGGCGTACCGCAGGGTCACGGTGGAGTTGGTCAAGCCCTGGTTACCGGCCAAACCGACGCCTGTCGTGCCCTCTGCTCTGTACCCCATGTTCCAGTTCGGCTGCACGCGGGCCAAGAATACGTAGCCTCGGATGCCCAGGTTATTAACTGGTTTGCCGAATTTGGAGCCGTCTCCGAAAAGGTTCATTATCGCGGCCAAGGTGGATACTTGTTCCTGGATGGCCCCGTAGACGATTTTGGCGTCCGCGAGGTAGGTGGTTGTGTCTACACCCATCTTGGTCCTCCTTTTCAGAATTTTTACTGCTGTCCCAGCTCACCGGGGGTGGGGCGGTTCCATATCACCCTTTTGCGCGGGACGAGACGCCGGTATTCAGTCCCTGCCGTGGCGGGCGGCGTACGCCAAACTCGTGTCAGGTCCCGGGCTTGTATTTCGGGTTTATGGTCTCCGGGTTGTCGATCATGTCGTCGAGGGTCGGCTTCTTTGCGCCAGCGGCGGCTGCGCGGGCCTTCCCCTTCTCCCAGGGCTTCCCCGACGCTCCGGGGGCGGGAGTGGTCTCGCGGGCGTATCTTGCGGCATAATACGTATCCGCCATCTTGACCGCTTCCGCGAAATACTTGTTGATGAGAGCCGTCTTGCCCTCGTGCTTCAAGGCGGAGAGCGCCCCGGTGTCGTACTTCATTAACTCGCTCGTGATGCGCATCAGGGTATCCGTCTCGGGAGAGTCGGCGGCGTTCCCGGTAAAGCCGTCTTTCTTCAAATGCTCCGAGATCAGCCCCATGGTATATTGCTCGAATCGGTTGTTGGCCGCGTTCGTCTGGCGTACGTTCTCCGCCGACATCAGGGGGGCGGTGCGGGCCTCGACAGCTTGGTTGATGAGTTCCTGGATGCGTTCCTCTTCCGTTTGCTGGCCCCCGCCACCCTGAGCGGCCTTCGCGCTCTCGGACTGGAGGTAGCGCAGGACCGCGATCGGTTCTTGTTGCAGCGCTTCCGCGATTTCGTCGTCGTCGTACCCTAGGTTGCGGCCCAGTTCCGCCGCTTCCGTGTAGATGCGCTGGAACGTCGAGTACGCGGTAGTGACGGATTCATGGTCAATCTCGTCGGCTTCAAACTTGGACCACGGCTCGTACTTGGCCTTGAGCGCCTCATACTCCGTGCGGAGCTGAGCAATGTTGCCGCCGCCCTGAGGTTGTCCCCCGCTGGGCTGGCCGGACGGGGCGGTTACTCCCGGTGCTCCGCCGCCCCCTCCCGGAGATGGACTGCCTGCACCCTCGCCGCCCGAGGGAGGGGGAGCGCCGTCGCTACCGCCCGTTACGCCTGCGCTCGATGCAAATTCCATAAAGTACAGATTCATCCACTTCATATTGCCTCCTCAATAAGCTGCACAGTTCACGTTGAATACCGCCCCAGAAGCGAAAGCCAAGGCTGCACCTGTTGATGCCGTGTAGTTGGAAATCGTAATAAGAGTCGTGCTTGTTGGCGCAGAGAATGTTTCGGCTGCGGCCTGGGGAGCACCGTTGGGGGAGACCATGCATCCCCATCCGGTCGTGGCAGCAGGCATCGTTACGGTACAAGTCGTTGCCGTACCGCCTGTGCCGACGTTTACGGTGAATGCCGCTGTACCGTTGTTGGCCACGATGGAGGGGGAAGTACCGCAGGTTCCAATGACTGGAGCGGTTGGGGAGAAAAGTAAGTGCGAGGATGCGCCAAACTGGAAACCTCCGTTCAGGTTGAGAACGCTTCCGGAGGGCAGCGTGAGGCTGCTCGCGGTCATGGCACCAGCACTGTTAATTTTGAAAACGCTAGCGCCGCCGTTCGCGTGCACGTCCATAAAGTTACCGACGTAGCCACTACAGAAGTTTGCGCCGAACGTCGTGCCGCTGGTCCCCCACGAAGACGGTGCAGTCGATCCGTTGCAGTTCATGTACAGCTGCGGCGTGGAGGTCGTACCCGTGCCAGCAAACGGCGTACCGGTGATGGACACGCCAGGGACGGACGCCGCGCCATTAACTGAGAATGTCCACGGGCCAGCGGTCGCGAACGGGCTGGTAGACGCGTTCGATCCCGCCGTCAGAGATGCAAAGGACCCACCGCCTACGCCACTCGGACCCAGGAGGGAGATGGACGTGAAATTTGCCGTAATTGATCCCGAGACCGTAATGGTGAGGGGAAGGGTCTGGGAGCATACCGTAGATGACGTGGGAGCGCCCGACGCGGGCGGGGGCTGGTATGCCGGGACGGATTGGGCGCAAATCGTGAACAGCCATTGCGTGCCGGAGGGGGTGATGGACGCGTTTGGCGTGACCGTGATGGAGAAATTCCCCCCGGCTGTCGTGGCAAACGGACCCGTCGAGGGATTGACGGAGGGGGTAGCGCCTGAGTAAGGCAACCCGTTGCTGCCATAGAGGGTAGCCGATATGGTACCGGGGAAATACGCATTCGCGTTCGCGTCAACGATGGTGCCCGTCATCGTAGCCTGGGCAAAGGTGGATAAGGTCCCTAGGAGGAGAAAGAGAGCAAGAGTGAGGGCCTTTTTCATGATCTGGTGCCTCCTAGTAAAACATTGCGGAGCCTAGTCCGTCAATCATACGATGCAGGGATGCCATTATCACGTTGAAACCGCCATCGGTTGGGGCGCTGGAACTCCCCAGTTGATAGGCCCCGATGTCCCATGCGCTGTTCGGGCGCGCGTTGCCTGTCGTGGTGTTGCCCGCCGTGGTACTGGTTGTCATCCCAGCAAGACCCCCGGTCGCGATGCTCGTCAAGTTCGCTCCTGTAGCGACTCCGATATATCCCGCCGATGGGACACCCTCGCTAGTGATGTTCGATAATAGAGAACCGAGCTGGAACTGTGCATGGGCGTCACAGGCGCACTGTGACTGCCAGGTTGCTGTACTGCTGGTGTTGATGTTGTTGCCGCCGTTAATGTTCACCACGAATACGTTGTTGCCACCGCCGGTCATATTGGAGTAGATGTTGTAATCCCAACAGCTACTCGTCCCTCCAGCCCCGCAGGTCTGCGCGAAGGATGGGCCAGGATTCCCGCCAAACGGCCCCGCAAATATCTGCGTGCAGTTCATAAAGACGTTGTTCTCGACGGTGATGTTCGTACCGGAGAAGGTGATGCACGGGCCGGTCCCCGTAGCGCCCGAGGTCCCCGAGCCGTAGAAGAAATTGTTTACGATGACGTGATTCTGTCCTGCGCCGTAGTTCATCAGGGCATTGCCATTGACGACTAGCTGTCCGGAGGCGTCCCAAATATTGTTCCAAGCGTAGAGCGTTCCTGTGGACGTGACCCAGTTCGATCCCGTACCGTCTGCTTCCAGAAATACCCATGCAGTCCATCCGGTAGGGGTCATCGAGCCGTCGAACAAATTGTTGTACAAATACATCGACTGGATGCCACCCCCCGACAAGTCGTAGCAATGAATCCCGTTGACGTGAGCGGGGGTATTCTGCTGGCGATTGAAGTTGTGAAAGTGATTGTCGTGAATCTGGTAATTTGTGTTCGTGACCGCACCGCCCGCGCACCCGATACCCCAACCCTCCTGTTGGAAATCGTTGAGGGAAATCACCGTGTTGGAATCGTTACTATAGCTTGTATTGTCGATGCCATTACCAGCATCGGTAAACTGATCGTTGGTGATGGTGATATTCGATCCTTGGAAGTGGATGCCATCCCAACCTGGCGCTCCATTCATGCCCTCGCCCGAGGAGGCAACGTAGATTGGACCTATGCGAAGGTTCTTGATTACGATATTGGACGACCCGATTGCCTCGATGCCCGTCTCCGTGGAGGGTTGATTCGTGCAGGAAGCCGAACCTGTGCTGGTGATGCCGGGGCAGACGTTGTT